ATCGGTACTGGCCGAAACCCAGAAACACTGAAGGCGCCGAAAGGCGCCTTTTCATGCCTGTGCTACATGCACATCGGCGGCTCGCGCTGCTCGCCCCACTCCTCGTCGATCAGCTCCCAAGCCGAGCGCTGCGGCTCTGCCGGTACCGGCGCGGGCTCGGTCAGGCGTTCGCTTGCTGGATCCGCTTCCATTCCCGCTCCACGGCGCGCTGGGCGCTGCTCTTATCGGCGTACAGGTGCAGCAGCCGCTTGGGGCTGGTCTGGTCGCCTTCGGTGAGTTTCTTCTGGTCGCCGGTTTTCTCGTCGCGGTACCAGGCGAGCACGCCGGTGTAGTTGCCGGCCTCGGCCAGGCTGGCGATGTCGTCGGCGTCCGGCAGTTTGGATTCCAGCTCGAGCGAGGTGGTGTAGCTGTCCGGCGTGAAGCTGTGCTGGACGTTGGCGCCGAGCCAGACCACGGCGTCGATGTCGGCCTTCACGCCGATCAGGCTGTAGGTGAGTTCTGGGATCAGCTCCGGCCGGCCGCGGGCCAGCGTGTAGCTGAGCGTCGCGGTACCGCGCTGCAGGCGGGACCATTCTGCCCGGGCGGCTCGCAGGGCGGCCTCCTGGTCGGTGTAGGTGTGGCGCAGGTCCTTGAGGTTGTCGCCGCCGCCGGCGATGGCTTCCTTCTTCTCGGCGCTGTTGAGCTCGTAGTAGTAGGCGCGCACGCCGCTGTAGCTGTCGCGGTCGGCCTGCAGGTAGCGGTGCTGGTCGCCGTCGGCGCGGGTCAGGGTGATGTGCGGCAACGCCAGGCCGCTGGCAGTCACGCTTTTGCCCGCAGGCATAAACAGCAGGTTGCCGGACTTGATGCTCGCAATCGCGTCGAACTGCTGGCCCAGGCGGCTGAGCAGGTTGGCGTCGGATTCGTTGGCCTGATCAATCTGGACCAGCTCGATGGTTTCCAGCGCGGCGCTGATCACCGGGCTCAGGCCGTAGGCAGCGGCGATCTGGAACACGATGGTGCCGATGGTTTGCCCCGTCCAGGAGCGCTCCCGCTTGTTCTTCAGCCCTTCGCGCAGGTCGGCGCTGCGGGCGCGAATGCTGAGCATGTCCGGCGCGCCGCTGTGCTCGACCTCGTCCACGGTGTAGCTGCCCTTGTCCACGAGGCCCGTGTCGTGCCAGCCGAGCCACAGGCGCACCACGGCGCCGCGTGGCGGGATGGCCAGCAGGCCGTCGTGGTCGCTGAGGCTGATGCTGAGCTGGTCGGCCTCCATGCCGCGGTTGTCGGTGAGCTCGATGCTGATAAGCCGCTGCTCGATGGCGCTGGTGATGTCCTGCCCGTTGACCATCACGCGGCAGATCGGCTGCGGGTAGGCGGTAGCGTCGCGGTACTTGTCCGCGGCCTGGCCGAGCAGGCTTTTGCCCTGGACGATGATGGTGTCGATCACAACAGCAGTCTCCGCAGGATGTTGCCGCCGGCGCTTATGGCGCTGCCTAGCAGATCCACCCGGCCGTCATCGATGCGTTTGAGCGTGAGGGTGAACTCAATGCGCCGCGCCTGGCCGTCGCGGAAGAACAGCGTGCGGGTTTCGCTCAAGGATTCGATGATCCAGGTGCCGTAAATCTTCCCGGTGCCCTCAACCAGCGGCCACGCTTTGCCGGTGTCAGCCATGGTGCGCAGCGTGTCGAGGCTGAGCTGGGTGCCGGCCAGCGCGGGCAGCAGTACGCCCGGCAGGGTGATGCTGTCATCGCCGCGCCCCAGGTACTGCCGCGCCGGGTTGGTGCCGATGCGGCTGGTGGAACCGTGGCGCCATTCCGTCTGGCGCTGGAATTCCTGGTAGGCCAGGGTCTCCAGCGAAAAGACGAACATGCCGAGGGCCATCATCATGGTCCATTACTCCTGGTAATCAGTCCTGGTCGAATAGGGATGAGCGCGCACGGGCGCCCTTCTCGCGCTCGAGGCGTTCCAGCTCGGCACGCACCATGCGCGCGATCGCGGCTGGGTCCATGCCGGCTGCGGCGTTGATGTTGACGTTGTAGGTGTTGCCACCCGCGCCTGCTGCGGCAGCCGGCGCACGCGCCGCCAACGGTGGGCGCGAGTCGAGCGGAACATCGGCAGCCAGAGCAGCGGAACCGCCAGCCTCCATGCCAGCGAGTGCGGAGAACGGGTTGCCGGCGCTGGCCAGTGCGCTGCCGCCGGCATCGGCAAGGCCCTGCCCGACGCCTTCCATCGCCGCGAACGGGTTGCCCTGCCCCTGCTCGAGGCCCACCGCCAGGCCGTCCATGGTGTGGCCACCCAGCTCAGCAAACACCCGCGACGGCGAGTGGATGCCGAGCAGGTTCTTGAAGGTGCCGATGACGCTCTCGGCCATGCCCCCGATCGATGCCGTGAGGTTGGGGAACATGCTGGTGAAGCCGTTGATCAGGCCCTGCACCAGGTTGCCACCGAACTCGCTGAACTTGCCCAGCACACCGGCGAAAGCGCGGTAGAACAGCCCGAGCGGGCTGAAGTTGACGATCAGCTGGCCGATGCCCGCCAGCCCACCGTCAAAGCCCGCGCGGATCTCCGACCAGATGCCAAGGAAGAACGCCTTGATCGGCTCCCAGTAGCGGTAGATCAGATAGGCACCCGCGGCGATGGCGGTGATCGCCAAGCCGATGGGGTTCATCATCAACGCGCGACCGATGAACAGGATTCCCTTGCCCACCAGCGGCAGCGCGGTCTTGCCCAGATTGAACAGCGTCCCGGCCAAACCTGCGCCCTTGATGCCGAACAGCGTCATGCCGTAGCGCACCATGGCGAACGGGCCGAGCATGCTGGCGATCGCCAGCGTGAGCCCGCCCATGCCAGCCATGAGGATGGCGACGCCAGCGGCCGTTTTCACCAGGTTACTGGCGAGTTTGGGGTTCTCAGCCACCCAGCCTTTCACCCCGCCGATGATGCCGGTGAGCGTCTGGGTGATCTCGCGCATGGGGCCGTTCTGCTGCTCCTGGAGCTGGATGCCCAGGTCCTCCCAGGCGCTACCCATGGCGGAGAGGTCGCCGCGCAGGTTGTCGGCCATGGTCTTGGCCGTGGCGCTGGCCTCGCCCTCGGTAGCCTTGAGGGTGCTGACGAATTCCTGCAGCGCACCGGTACCGGCCTGCTTGACCAGCACCTGCATGCCGGCTACCGCTTCTTCACCGGCGATGTGCTTGAGCAGGCCCGCCCGCTCGGCATCGCCCATGTTCTTGGTTTTCTCGTAGATCTCCTGCAGCACGGTGGGCATGTCGCGCAGGTTGCCCTGGGCATCCACGGCGCTCACACCAAGCTTGTCCAGTGCCTTGGCAGCTGCCGCCGGCGGAGCGCTGAGCCGGTTAAGGATGGCACGCAGCGCGGTACCACCCATGCTGCCCTGGATGCCGGCGTCGCCCAGCTTGCCGGCCATAGCGGCAACAGTCTCGATGTCCTGCCCTACGCTGGCAGCGACCGGCGCGGCGTACTTCATCGTTTCGCCGAGCATCTGCAGGTTGACGTTGGAACGGGTAAACGTGCCCACCAGGACATCACCCAGGCGCCCGGTTTCGCTCGCCTGCAGGTTGAAGCCGGTGAGGATGTTGGAGGCAATGTCCGCCGTTTCGGCCAGTCCGCTGTCACCCGCTTTGGCGAGATCTAGCATGCCGGGCATGGCCGCCTGGATGGATTCAGCCTTGAAGCCGGCCATGGCCAGGAACCCTTGCGCGTCAGCCGCCTGCCCCGCGGTGAACTGGGTGCTGGCGCCGAGCTGGCGGGCCTGCTCGCGCAGTGCGGCCATATCCTCGGATGCAGCGTCCAGGCGGGTGAGGGACTGCACCTTGCTCATGGCGGCGTCGAATTCGAGCCCCGGTGCCATCATCTGCGCGCCGGCGTAGAGCATGCCGCTACCAGCTGCAAGCCCACCCGCGCCGGTGGCGGCCATGCTGCCGGCCAGTTGCTGGGTGCGCTCGTACTGGGCCTTGGCCTGGCCGAGGCGCTTCTGCTGGGTGGTGAGCTGTTTGAGGCGCTGTTCCTGTTGGGCCAGCGTCTTGTTGGTGCTCTCGACTCGTTGGCGCAGTTCGCGCTCATGCTGGCCGAGGTTGCGGGTGCTGATGCCCGCCTCACCGAGCTTGCCGCGCAGGCCCTGCAGCTCGCGCTGCTGCTCGTTGTGTTTCTGCTTGAGGGCGTGGCCCTGGCGGACCGCGCTCTGAAATTCACGCGTCAGCGCCTTGGTAGGCGTTTCGGCTGCAGCCATTTCGCGGGATAGCGCCTTGATGCGCTCGCGGTTGGCCTGCAGGGCGCCGCCGGTTTGGTCGGCAGCGCCCTTGAGGTTACGGAATGAACTGACGTCCTTCTGCAGGGCCTGCAGGCCTTTGAGTTCGCCGCGGGTGTCCTTGAGGGCGCGGCCCAGGCTGGTCGCGCCGCTGGCAATGGTGCGCAGCGGGCGGGTGGCATTGTCCAGCGCCTGGAGGTTGACCTTGAGGTTCAGATCACGCGCCATGCGTGCGCTCCCATCGTTCGATGGCGCGCTCGCGCCAGTCCATCAGTTCATGCAGCGGCATGGCGTTCATCTGCTCCGGCCCCCAGTGGAACACCAGGGCGATGTCCGCCATCACATCGTCTACGCGGCGGGGGATTCCGCCGTGCTGCCCGTCTTCTGCAAAAAACCGGCGATGGCATCCGCGCAGCCCAGCAGATCGGCCACGTCCAGGGCCGCCACCTCCTGCTCGGTGAGGGTCGGCTGGCTGATGCGCGGTACCAGGCGGATGGTGGCGTTGACGTCGCCATTGATCAGGTCCGCCAGCTTGAGGCCGCGCAACTCGCCGGCAGCCGGCTTGCGTAGGGTGATCTCGGTGATGCTGCTCTCACCACGCTTGATGGCCTGCTCGAGGACGATGGGTTCGCTGGTCTTGCTCATGGGTGTGCTCCTTGGGGTTGGGGTTGCCGCAGCGCGCGGTGGCTGCGGCGGGTTGCGAAACGGTGGGCGCTGGCCGC